GGCGTCGCGCAGGCGGCGTCCTTTTTGTATGCGTGCGAACCTGCAAGACGGCAGGGAGGCGCAGCGCAGATGTTGTTGTCGTTGTGACGGCATGATGTTTCCATTTTTGTAACATTTTATAAATGTGACTTTATTGTTTTTACAAAATTGGCGGGTTTTATAAACTTGGGGAGTGTGGTGAGTATGTAATATGGCGAAAAAGGATTTGGTGCCGCTCAATAAACGAACAAAAGCCGAACAAAAGAAAATCACATCAAAAGGCGGCATCGCGAGCGGTGCATCTCGCCGCCGTAAGAAGGCGCTCAGAACTGCGCTCAAAGAGGCTGTTTCACTCACGCTGAAAGAATTGCCTCATGATCTCAGAGTGGCAATCATGTACGCGGCGAATATCACTGATGTGGAGCTTACGGTCAGTGATGCGATTCTCGGCAGTCTCATTCGCAGCGCTTGTGCAGGCAATTCGCAGATGATGAAGGTGTTGCTTGATGTGCTCGGCGAAACGCCAGACGTGCGGCTCAAGGAGCGCGAGCTGAAGCTCAAAGAGCGGGCGCTTGACAGCGGGCAGTTTGATACGGCGCTCAATGTCACCATAAAGGCGAAGGAGGTGCAGGGCAACGAACATAGCGAAGGAGGTCAACCCTCACTTTGAGAATTTTCTTTTTGACTGGGACAGTAAGCTGTATTTCCTCGTCGGTGGTTATGGCTCGTCGAAGTCGTATCATGTCGCGCTCAAAATCGTCTTAAAGCTCCTCAGCGAGCGCAGGACGGCACTTGTGGTGCGCGAGGTGTACGATACCATACGCGATAGCTGCTTCTCGCTGTTTCGGGAGATTGTCGAAGATATGGGGCTGGACGCTATGATCACGTTCAATGCCTCGCCGATGCAGATGCGCTTCCGAAACGGCAGCAAAATTGTGTTCAAGGGCATGGACAAGCCGGCAAAGCTCAAGTCCATCAACAATATAAGCCTTATCTGGGTCGAGGAGTGCAGTGAACTTAAGTATGCGGGATTCAAAGAGCTTCTTGGGCGCTTGCGTCATCCGACTTTGCCGTTACATATCATTTTGACGACCAATCCCGTGGCGCGGTCGAACTGGACGTATCGGCACTTCTTTGAGAGCAGGGGGCTGGACGACAAGGATTTTTACCGTCGGCGCGTCATGCGTGAGGGAAACACATACTATCATCATTCCGTTGCCGACGACAATCTCTTTTTGCCGCAGGATTACATTGCGCAGCTCGACGAGATGCAGGGTTACGACGCTGACCTTTACCGCATCGCCCGTCTCGGGCAGTTCGGCGTCAATGGCAGGCTTGTCCTGCCGCAATTTGAGGTCATGCCGCATGATGAGGTTATGGCGGCCGTCGCGGAAATCCCGCGTAAGTATCTGCGCGTTGGTATGGACTTCGGCTTTGAGGAATCCTACAACGCCGTTGTTCGCATGGCGATTGATCACGAAAACAAGTGGCTCTATCTCTATTGGGAATACTACCGACGGAATATGACGGACGACGAGACGGCGGACGCATTGGAGGAGTTCGTTAAGACGCGTGAGTGTATCAAGGCGGACTGTGCCGAGCCGAAGGCAATCCGCTACTACCAAAAACGTGGATTCAACATGGTCGCGACGCACAAGACCAACGGCGGCAGCCGCCATTCGCGCCTTGACAATACGCGCAAGCTCAAGCGGTTTCGCCGCATCATCTGTTCGGATGCGTGCGTGCATTGTATCGAGGAATTGCAAGACCTGACATATGCGACCGACCGTGACGGCGAGATCATTCCAGATGAGTTCAATCGGGATGCACACACGTTTGACGTAGCTGTCTAGGCGTGTATAAATTGCGGTATTAAGCGGGGACGCTGGAATGCCAACCCGAACCGAAGGCTCGAAAGAGTCAGGGGCAGAGACTAGAGGGCGAAATAATCCCTCCACGAGACCGCGAAACTCACACCTCTATGATATTGTTAAATACTATTTGGTATGCTATGATAATATAAGAGGTGGTTTAGAATGAAAAAGGTTAATGAAATTCTAGGCTATGAAGATGTTTTAGACATTTATCTTGTGTCTCCACTGGGGTATGTGTATTCGGAAAAACTGCAAGCACCACTGAAAGAAAGCGATAATGGGAAGGGCTATCTGCAAGTGCGGCTTAAACAATCATCGTGTCGAAAATATAAGCACGCATATGTTCACCGACTTGTAGCACAAGCCTTTGTAGAAAATCCGTTAGGCAACCCAGAGGTCAATCACATAGATGAGGATAAAACAAATAATCGAGCCGATAATCTGGAATGGGTAACACGTTTGGAGAATGTTCGATACGGCACTGGAACGGCACGCCAAATTAGAACTCGTTGCTACGATGTTTTTGTATATGATGCGCTATTACGTTATGTGGGAAAGTTCATCGGGCTAAATCGAGCAACGATTTCTACTCTTGGGTATTCTGATACAAAAAGAATTAACAGGCGTGTTCAGAACTTTTTCTATCTTGATAAACCAATAGAGGTATTTTCAAAAGAAGATTTTCTGGACATCGTTGATAGGAGTCTGTATCGTACGATTGTTGTTGAAAACGTGCATACCGGTGAAAAGAAATTTTTCAACACCAATAGAGAGGCACGGCGCTTCTTTGATGGAAAGGTCAATGTTACAGATGCGATTAAATACAAATGGCTTGTACGAAAAACCTTTCGAATTTCTAACCTTAATTATTCTGAGTTAATAGATAGTCCGAACTTGCGGGAATCATAACCGCAAGAAGCAAAGGATAAAGAGCCTTTGCGGTAACAAATTGTAGTGCTATGTGGTACGGGTTGGATGATTATGACGTGGTTGACATCAAACATAAATTCACAAAGGAGGCTTTCGGGCTATGAGGGTACAGACAACGAAAAAGGTGTTGGAAGAGCGAGACATCATGGACGTGCTCATCTGGCACGTGCAAAGCTTCCTGCCGCGTGTTCTGCGGTTGAAGGACTACTATGCGGGCAATCATGACATCTTGGGCAAGGCACAGCGTTCTAACAATGCGCCGAACAATCGCATCGTTGCGAACTACTGTGAGTACATTGCCAACATGAGCACGGGATTCTTCATGGGGCAGCCTGTCGCCTACTCGTCCGTTTCAGGCGATACGGAGGCGGTCAAGGCTTTGCAGGATGTGTTCCGCTACAATGACGAGGCCGAGGGCAATCTACAGCTTGCGGGCGAGTCGAGCGTCACGGGGGCGGCATACGAGGTGCTTTATCTCGATGCAGATGCCGAAATCCGTTTTTGCTCGATTCCTGCTGAGCAGATGATCCTTGTCACGGATTCGACGCTGGAAGAGAACCTCGTCGCCGCCATCCGTCGTTATCGCGTCTTGGGCCTGGACGGCTCAAGCTACCGCGATTACGTCGACGTGTACGACGCGCAGACGGTCACGAGCTACGACTACAACGCGGGCAAGATTGCGCGGCGCGGCGAACCTCGTCCGCACTACTTCGACGGTGTTCCCGTCATCGAGTATCCGAATAACGAGGCGCGGCGCGGCGACTTTGAGGGGGTCATGACGCTCGTGGATGCCTACAACAAGGCGCAGAGCTTGACGCTCGACGATATGGAGGACTTCACGGACGCTTATCTCATTCTCAAGGGCATGGGCGGAACGACAGCCGAGGACGTGGCAGAGCTTCGGCGCAACAAGGTCATCGCTATCGATGGGGAAGGCGGTGCCGAATGGCTCATCAAGAATCTCAATGACACCTACATTGAGAACATCAAGACGCGGCTGCAGAATGACATACACAAGTTCAGCTCCATTCCCGACATGAGCGATGACGCTTTCGCGGGCAATGCATCAGGTGTCGCCATCAAGTACAAGCTCATCGGCTTGGAACAGATACGCAGCCGCAAGGAGCGATGCTTCAAAAAGGGTTTGCAGAGGCGCATCGAGCTGATCGCAGGGATGCTCAAGATGAAGAGCAAGGCAGACATTGACTTTCGCGATATTGAGATCACGTTCACGGCGAACATTCCCGCCAATAACCAGGAGCAGGCAGACATTGTGAAGACGCTTTACGGCCTTGTGTCGCAGAAGCGTCTTTTGTCTCTCTTGCCTTTTGTGACCGATCCCGCCGAAGAGCTTGAGGAGCTGAAAAGGGAGCAAGAGCAAGATGGCGCGGACGACTACGACGAACTGACGGGAGGCGCAGGCCATGACGAAGAAGGCGACGCCGACGGAAACGTATTGGCAGAAGCGTCAAAGGGAACTGGAAGAGGAATGGAACAGGAAGAGCCGCCAAGAGATTGAGCGCGAGTTGAAAGCATACTATGAACAGTCGCTCGCGCACATCGAGAAGGACATTCAGACACTCTATCAGCGGTTTGCAACGGACAACGGTCTTGACATGGTAGCAGCACAACGACTCCTCATGGGCAGCGAGTACCGTGTGTGGCGTATGGACTTGCAGGAGTACGTCGCGAAAATCAACGCGACGGGCGACAAGGAGCTTCTGCGCGAGCTGAACACGCTCGCGATGCGCAGCCGTATCACGCGACTCGACGCGCTGCGCTCGGAAACCATCAAGGAAATGATTCAACTCTCGGAAAAGACGGAACGAGCGATGAGTCGTTTTCTGCCGTCGGCATACAAGGACTTTTATTATCGCGGGCTTTACGAGATCGGCAAGACTCGAGGGATTCGGAGTGCGGCGGGTGTTGTGGACGGCAAGCGCATTGAGGCTGTGTTGCGTATGCCGTGGAGCGGCAAGAACTATTCGGAGCGCATCTGGCACAATAACGCGAAGCTCGGCGAGACGATCCAGAAGAGCATCGTCGCCGCCGCCCATCGTGGCGTACCCGTGAGCGACATGGTACGCGACGTAAGGGAACGTATGGGCGTCGGCACGAGCGATGCGACGCGGCTTGTGCGCACGGAGCTGAACTACGTGCAGAATCAGGCGGCGCTCGACTCCATCAAGGACGCGGGAATGGCATACTACCGTTTTATTGCGACGCTCGACAATCGCACGACGCCTATATGCAGGAGCAAGGACGGCGAGGTGTTCGCGGTGGACGATGCCGAGCCAGGGACGAACATGCCGCCGCTGCATCCAAGGTGCAGGAGCATCATTTCAGGCAGCCTCTACGCTGAGCACAAGCCGCGCAAGGGGACGCGCATCGCACGAGATGAGCGCGGGAAGAATGTTTTTGTACCTGCGGGTATGCGGTATGAGGAATGGAAAAGTGTTTACATCGACAAAAAGCAGACGGTATCACAGTGGCTGAGGAAGAACGTCGCTTCGCAAGCGACAAATACGGCGGGAGCAGCGACAAATGCAGCAGGAGCATTGAATGCCGTCGTGCAAAGTGGTACAATTAACGCAAAGGAAGCGATTAAACAGCAGATTGCAGCGATACAGCTTGATACGTGCTCGGTTCAAGATGTGGTGAATATTGGCGAAGCCATTTGTGCAGAACATGACGTGCTCGGTGCAATCGGCAAACCTGATGAACTTCGGGCGATATTTGCCAACTATAGAGAGATGAGCGGTGCATTGCGTACAGACCAGTGGGCAAAGGGCAGTTCCAAGGTCAACAAGCAGATGCTCGCCGAGGTGTTTGCCCACTATCCAAAGGCGTGGGTAGACTATTTCTCTGCAACGGGGCGGAAGCTCTATACAAGAAAGGAGAAGCGTGGATATTTCTCTGAAGCTGGGGCTGTAAAAGATCTTGGCCGGAAATACGTCACGAGCCTGCCGAATTATACAACCGATTATTTTACGATTGCCATGAACGAGCTGCGAAAATCGACGCCGTGGCATGAAATCGGGCATATGGTGGAGCATTTGAACCCGAATGCACTGCGTATATCGAAAGAGTTTATTGCGGCACGAACGGCAGGAGAGGCGCTGACTCCGTTGCAGAATATTCTGCAAGGATTAGGGTATAGGGCGGGAGAGATGACGCGAAAGGATGATTTTATCTCGCCTTATATCGGAAAAGAATATGCTGACGCTAGTGAAGTCCTAAGCGTAGGACTTGAAAGCCTGTTTTGTGATGAAAGACAGCTCAAACGTGCAACAAAGAAAGCGGGTCAGACCATCTATGAGTATGCTAAAATAGAAAGTGATGAGGAGTATTTAAAGCTCATTATTGGGCTGATTTTGCTCGCATGAAAGGAGGGGAACAATGTGACCTTTGTTAAAGAGCCTGAAGCCTTGACAGTAGCACGGAAACGTTTCAATGATGCGGAGGCGGCTTATTGCAAGATGTTTGGTGAGAACTCCTTGGATAGAATGGCGTATATTGATCCTCTTCATCCAATGATTGAGGAGTACGAAAGTGCGGCGAATATGCTTGTTTCTGCCATTCGTCATAATAAGCCCATCGAACAGGCTCCGAAGGAAATTTGGGAATCGCTGGTGTTCTGAGTTTTGAGAGGGCGTTAAGGATTTACTCGAAGGTTTAACTGCATACAAAAGTACTTTGCAAAAAGCAAGGTGCTTTTTTTATGCCCATTTTTAGGATAGGAGGCGCGAGTATGTGCGGCATACGATCTCCGGCGCAGATGAGCGTCGACCGAGGATGAAAAATGATAACGAAGGAGGATGAATATGGCAGAAGATATGTTTGATTTCGATTTGCAGCTCTTCGCGGGCGGCGATGGCGGTAGTGAGGGGAGTGCGGGCGGCACGGAGGGCAATCCTACGGGTGTGCCTGACGCGGGAGACGGTGAGAACAAGCCGACGGACGAACCTGCGCAGGACAAGCCGGAAGATACGCAGGCGAAGATTGACGCCGCTGTTGCCGCTGCCAAGGCGAAGTGGGAGAAGGACTACCAGAAGAAAGCCGCAGCGGCGCAGAAGGAGAAGGAGCGCCTCTCGAAGCTCTCCGAGGACGAGCGCAAGGCGGCAGAGCTGGAAAACAGCCGCAAGGAGCTTGAGGCGAAGGAAGCCGAGCTGAAAAAGAAGGAACTCAAGCTTGAGATGGTCAAGGTGCTCGCCGACCGCAAGATTCCCGTGCAGTTCATGGACTACCTCATCGCCGAGGACAACGAAAGCACGCTTTCGCGCATCACGGCTTTTGAGAAGGAGTTCAAGAAGGCGGTCGAGGCGGGCGTGAACGAGAAGCTCAAGGGCAAGGCGCCGACGGCTGGAGCAAGTGCCGGAAGCGCGGCAGGGGCTACGGGCAATGCAGGCGTGACGAACGGCTTCTTTGACGCCATCTACAAGAATCAGGTCAAGAGATAAGAAGGAGGATATACAAAATGGCAGATACGACGTATTTGAAGGAGAATTTGCAGGGATTTGTGCCTACGCCGACGGCATCGGAGATTATCGCGGATGTGGTGCGCGGCTCTTCGGTCATGCGGCTCTCGAAGGTGCAGCCGATGACTTCGGAGACGCAGAAGTTTCCCGTCATGACGGAAGGCCCCGGCGCGTACTGGGTCGGCGAAACGGAGCGCATCAAGACTTCGGTCGCGACGTGGATTTTCCCGGAGCTTGTCGCCAAGAAGATTGGCGTCATCGTGCCGTGCAGCAAGGAGAAGCTCGAAGACACGACGACTAACGTGTTTGCGGAGATTCGCCCGTACATCGCTGAGGCGTTTTACAAGGCGATTGATGCAGCGTGCCTCTTCGGCACGAACAGCCCGTTTGCAAAGAATATCTTCGGCGTAGCTTCGACGGGCGGGCGTGTCATTGCCGAGGAGACGAACCCGAAGCTCGACCTCGACATTTCGGACGTGATGGCGCTCGTTGAGAACGGCGGTCTTGACGTCAACGGCTTCGTCGCGGGGTACGATCTCAAGAACAGCCTCCGCAAGCTACGCGATGCGAACGGCAACCAGCTCTTTGTCACGGGCGTCGATTCGAGCACGCTCTATTCGCAGCCGATCGAGTTTGCGCGTAACGGTGCATGGGACAAGACGAAGGCGCGTGCGATTGCGGGCGACTGGAAGTATTCGATCATCGGCATTCGCGATCAGATTCAGTATGAGACGCTCAAGGAGGCTACGCTTCAGTCGGTGCAGATGGGCGACGGCAAGCCGCTGTCTCTCGCAGAGAACGACATGGTGGCGATCAAGGCGACGATGCGCCTCGGCTTTCTGCCCGTCAAGGAGACGGCGTTTGCGGCGCTCAAGCCGAAGGCGTAAGGAGGCAGCACGATGGAGCTTCAGGAGTATGAGAAGGACGGGCGGGTGATTTCGGCGACGGAGACCGCCTATCGCGCCATTTACGAGGCGCAGGGGTTCAAGCCGAGGTCGCCGACCGCTTTGAAGGGAGGCAAGCGCGGTGGAAAAGCAGGAAGCGATTCGGGAGATTGCGACGAAGGTGCGCCTACTGGAAAGCAAGAGGACGCTTGACGAGGGGCTGCTCACGTTCTACGTCGAGAAGCTTGTCATGGACATCCTCGACTATTGTCATCGCGCCGATTTTCCCGATGCGCTCATTTATTCGGCGGTCGACCTCATCCGCAAGCGGTTCGCGGATGAGGATGCGTCCGCAGGCAGTGAGCTTGGCGTACCGTCCAACGCGCCGCTTGCGAGCGTCAAGATGGACGATACGGAATTTCAGTTTGCTGTATCGAACATGGACCCGACGGGATGCCTTGCCGATCTCGATTTTGCGACGCTCAAGCCGAAGCTGAACCTCTACCGCAAGGTGGTGAGCTGGGCATGAGCCTCAAGGGTGTGCTGCATCGTCTGATGTACCATGACAGGGTGGACGTGTATCGTCTCAAGAAGGTGCAGGCGGAAGACGGCTCGGACGACTATGCCGAGGAGGAAACGCCTGTCTATGCTACGCTACCCTGCAAGCTCTCGCAATATGGAAAAGAGCTGACGACAACCAAGACAGAGCGTGCGACGAGCGTCTCTATCGATCTTAGACTCTGCTGCGATCCTGTCATTGACATCCGCGAGAATGACCGCGTTGTTGTCTTGCGGCACGGGCGGCGCATGGAGTTTTTTGCAGGCGTGAGCTTTCCGTATCCGACGCACCAGGAAATCACACTGAGGCGCAAAGGGGAGGTTGGCAATGGGCGTAGTGATTGAAGGTTTAGACGAGCTAGAAAAAAAGCTCGCTGAGGCGGAACTGCGGTATCGTGGGGCGGCAGACCGCTTCTTGAAGCAGCAGGCGGAAGTCCTGCTGGGGACGGTGCGCGGCAATACGCCTGTCGACACGAGCGCCTTGCGCAGCGGTTGGGCGAGGACGCAGTCGGAGAACGGCTTGATCAGCGTCTACAACAACACGAAGTATGCGGCGCATGTCGAGTATGGGCATCGTATCGTCCACATGGTCAAGGGCAAGAAGGTATATACGGGCAAGATCGCCCCCGGTGTGAAGATGCTCCGAAAATCGGTGCTGCAGCAAAAAGCGATGTTCCGTGAGAATGCAAAAGCAATCTTGGAGGCGATGTTCAAATGATGGCTGCCGTTGAGATTCGCCGTGCACTTTCGGCTTTGCTGAAACAGCATTTCCCGTATGACATCTATTTTACGAACAACGCGAGCGCTGACAAGGGATACTTTCACGTCGAGCTTGCTCCCAAAAAGCGTGTGGTTGATCGCGTGATTTACGAGCGCGAGATAGATGTCATGATGGAGCTGGTTCTGCCGCCCGACGCTCGCGGGCGTATCGATCGCGCCAAGCTCTACGAGGCGGTCGATACACTCGACGCGGCGCTCCTGCCTGTGCTGACGATTGGCGACCGCCATATCACGGTGCAAGAGACATCGAGCCGCATTGTCGATGAGGTGCTGCATTACAGCTTCTCACTTGACTTTGCGGACGCGATGCCCGAAGAGCCTGTAGAGCTGATGAAGGAGCTTTCTATCAACGGAGAAAGAGAAATCGAAGAGGAGGAATGACATATGCCAAACGAGGCAGAAAAGTTCGGTCTGCCGCAGGTCATCATCGACTTTCGTACGAAGTCGACGACCGCCATTGCCCGCAGTGCGCGTGGCATCGGTGTGATGATCCTGAACAATGAGACGACGAACGTATCGAAGTTTTACAAGATTTCGGACAGCACGGACATTCCCGATGAGGGGCTGACCGAAAAGAATGTGGCGCTCATCAAGAAAGCGCTGTTGGGTGTGCCGTTGCGCATCTTGGTCTACACGCTTCCGACGACGGATGTTGTGCCGGGGGAAGGGACGCTGCTCAATCAGGCAGACGTATTGAAGAAGCTCCACAATATCAAGTGGAACTATATCTGCCATCCGACAGGCACAGCGCAAGACCAGGAAGACCTTGCGACTTGGGTCAAGAAGGAGCGCAATATCAAACGCAAGACGTTCAAGGCGGTCGTGGCGAATTTCGACGCGGACGACAAGGGCGTCATCAATTTCACGACAGATAACATCCGCTGCGTGAATCCAGCCTATACGGATGCATTGCAGGCGGCGAACGGCGACAAGACGAAGGTCAAGAGTTCGATCCCCGAATATCTCGTCTATACCTCGACGGAGTACACAGCGCGTATCATGGGCATTCTTGCAGGACTTGCACTCGACCGTTCGGCGACGTACTACGAATTGGGAGAGGTGCACGACTGCGAGGTGTACGAGGACATCGACGACTGCATCAGCAAGGGGCAGCTTTGTCTCATCGATGAGATGGACGGCAACGGCGTCAAGATTGCGCGTGCGTGCAATTCGCTTCATACGTTCACAACGGATGTCGGGCAGGATTTCCGTTACATCAAGATCGTCGAGACAGCGGACATGATCACGGACGACATCCGCGACACGTTCAAAAATTCGTATGTTGGCAAGGTTATCAACGACTACAATCATAAGATGCTCTTCATCGCGGCGATTCTCGTCTATTTCCGCAATCTCAAGGGCAATGTGCTGGATGACTCGCCGACGGCCATCAACACGGTGGACATCGATGAGCCTGCACAGAAGGACTACGCCATCCTGCACGGCGACGACGTGGCGAAGATGACGGTGCAGCAGATTCGTGAGTACAACACGGGTACGCAGGTGCTTCTCACGGGGCGCATCACGCCTGTCAACGCGATGGAAGACTTGCGCATTACGTTCACGATGTAAGAGGAGAGAGGTGAAAGGATATGGCAAGAGACGTAGAGGACGTGAAGTATCGCGGTCGTAGACGCTGGAATGGCTCGCACGGGCGCGTCTGGTGGGACGGCGAAATGCTGTTTGAAATCGCGAAGTTCGAGGCGAAAGTGACGGCTGACCGCGAGGATGTGCTGATCGGCAACTCGAAGGACAGCAAGATCACCTCGCTCACGGGCGCAGGCTCGTTTACGATCAAGAGCGTCATTAATCGCAACATCAACCGCTACCTTGAGGAGTGGAAGAACGGGCATGACCCGCGTGCCACTCTCGTTGGTCTCATCGACGATCCCGATGCTGTCGAGGGGCAGAAGGAGCGCTCAATCATAGACAATGTGTGGTTTAATGAGTTGGTGCTCCTGGCGTTTGAGAAGGGGCAAGTCGTCGAGAAGGAGTTTACGTTTGGCTTTACGCCGCAGGACGCGAGCTTCGTTGAGACGGTGGATGATTGAAGCGCAAGAGAATAAGATTTGCCCGGCGGAAAGTCTGCCGGGCTTTGTTGTAGGAGGAATACGAAAATGGCAGTATCTATCAAGGAACTCATTGAGAAGAAAGAGGCGCTGGCACAGCGTAAGAAGCAGAAGTACGACATCGAGACGAGCGCGGGCAAGATGACGGTGAAGCTGCCGACGCGCTCCTATGTGGCGGAAGTCATGAAGCTCGAAGGCTCGGATGAGCTGCTGCTTCTGGATTGCATCATCGAGCCGAACCTCAAGGACGCAGGGCTGCAGGAAGCCTATGGATGCCTTGAGCCGACGGACATCATCGGCAAACTCTTCGATGCGGGAGAGATTCCGGGGCTTGGGCGCAAGGTCATGGAGCTGGCAGGCTACGGGCGCGACATTCGTGCGGCGCTGCATGAAGACGCAAAAAACTGATCGAGGAGGACTGGGAGGCGCGTACTGCCGCCTTCCTGGTCCTCAAGGGTCATAGGCTGGACTATTTCTTTTCGCTCTCTGAAGTAGAAAAGATATTTTGCTATGAGGCGATGGCGTTTGAAGAGAAGCGCCGCATAGATGAGCTGAAGGTGCTGGCAGCGGGAAGGGGGTTGGCTCTCCGATGAGCGATTATGTATTGTCCGCCGTTCTGCGACTCAAGGACGAGCTGACAGGCAGGACGAAGAGGGCGCAGGAAAGCCTCAACGGCGTCAAGGGCGCAGCACAAGGTGCAGGCGGTGGGCTGAACAGCTTGGAGCGCGACATGCATCGCGCGGGTTCGGCGGTCAACGAGCTGGCGGGCAGGTCGGATAGGCTGAAAAATAGCCTATCCAGCATCCGCGGCGACTATTCGCCGACGATTCGCGTGCGCGACAACGCCTCCGGTAAAATCAGCGGCATTCGCAGCATGTTGGATAGTATCTCGGGGAAGATTCACACGGTCACAGTCAACGTCCGACAGAATGGCGGCCTTTCGGGGCTGGCGAGCAAAGCGGGCGGCGCAGTATCAGGCGTCGCGGGCGGCATGATGATGGGGACTGGCATGCAGATGGCGGGCGCAGCTGGTATCGGTTTTGGAGTCTATGATACGGTCAAGACGTACAAAGACTTTGACAATCAGATGGCGGCGGTCAAAGCGATTTCCACGTCCGACATGGGAGCAGAGGAAGCGGCAGCCGCCATGGACGTTCTGACGAAAAAAGCACGTGAGATGGGCGCAGCGACGCAGTTTTCCGCGACAGAGGCCGCAAAAGCGTTTGAGTACATGGGTATGGCAGGCTGGAACACGGAGCAGATGATCTCGGGCATCGCGCCCGTGTTGAACCTTGCTCTTGCGAGCGGCGAGGACTTGGCGAAGGTGTCCGACATCGTGACAGATGCTATGACGGCGCTTCACATTGACACGCGCGGCGAGGATGCGACGAAGAACATCGAGCATTTCACGGACGTTTTGGCGGCTGCAGCGACGCACTCCAACACGAACGTCGGTATGATGGGAGAGGCATTTAAATATGCGGCTGCACCTGCTGGCCTTTTTGCAAGTGCCTATGAAAATGCGGCAGATGTCTCCAATGACGTTGCTCTTGCGCTCGGCCTTATGGCGAATACGGGTATCAAGGCATCGCAGGCAGGCACGGCGCTTCGTGCCACACTGACGCGCATGGGCGCGGACACCATCCCTACCGCAAACGCGATGAAGATGCTTGGCGTGAGTATCACGCAGGTGGGAAAGGATGGCACGGAACAGCTAAAGCCTCTGCGCTCCATCTTTGATGATTTGCGTGCGAAGATGAAGGATGGTATTTCGGCGGAAGGACTTATTGATTACGCGGAGGCGCTGTCCGGTTCCAAGACGCGCAACAAGGCTGTACTAACAGATTTTGCCAACAAGCTCATAAGCCAAGGTGGTAAGCTCTCGAAGAAAGATCAGATGAAATTCAGTCAGATGCTGGCAGGTGAAGAAGCTTTGTCCGGTTTGCTCGCCATTATGACGGCGTCAGACAAAGACTATCAAGACCTTATCAAAGCGCTGGATGATTCTAAAGGCACGGCGGCAAAAATGGCGGCGACGCGTGCAGATACGTTGGCGGGCGATTTTGACATCCTCAAGAGTGCATGGGAAGACCTGCAAATCGAGTTTATGACGGGCGCGGGCAGTAACGGTCTGCGTTCGTTTTTGCAAGGGGCGCAGGAAGACATCAACAAGTTTAAGACCTACGTTTCCGATGGCTTCGACATCAGCGACGTGGGCAAGATTGCCATGGATGTTGTTGTGCAGCTCAAGGACAAGTTTCTTGAGCTTGACGGCGTAGGCTCTATCCTTGCGGGCGGTGCACTTGCAGCAGCTTTATATAAGATCACGAGTCTCAGCAAGAAAGCCTACGATGGCGTCAAGGGCTTCTTTACGTCTTCGGGCGGCGGCAAGACTGGACTCCCCGGCGGCGCGTCAGCCGTGTCCACTATGACTGTCCATGCGGGTACAGTCATCATCCATGCCGCGAGCGTTGCCAATGCGGGGGCAGGAGGCGGCGTCAATCTCAGCAAGGGCGGTAAGGGAGCGGCTGGCGCAGGTGTGTCGGGAGCGGCTGGCGCGGCGGGAAATGCTGGGCGTGCGGGCAAGCTCCTCAAGAGCGGCGGCAAATTCCTTAAGGGCGGCGGGTGGCTCGCGGCCTTGGGCGCGGGCATCGGCATTTACGATGCGTACAGCAAAAACGACGAGGCGGCAGCAGAAGCGGCATACGGTGCGGATGCGGCGCAAGAGAGTTACGAGAGCAAGCTTGCCGATGGTACGGCAACGGAAGAAGACCTCGCCGCCGTAGATGCAGCCAAGGCCTACCAACAGGAGACCGAGGACTACAACAAGATCCGCATGGGCGGTGCGGTAGGCTCTGGTGTCGGCTCTCTCGCAGGCGCATGGGCTGGTGCGGAAGCTGGCGCGGCAGGAGGCGCGGCCATCGGGGCACTCTTCGGCGGTGTGGGGGCTGCACCGGGCGCTGCAATCGGTGGCGTTCTTGGCATGATTGCAGGTGGACTGGGCGGCTCGGAGCTGGGCGAAATGCTCGGCAGCGGTATCGCGGAGAACTTCGGTAGTGCGGTTGAGAGCATCAAAGAAGGGTGGGCAGACTTGTCGGGATGGTTTACCGATGCCGTATGGACACCAATTTCGGATGCCGCTATTACAGGTATCAACGTGATCGTTGGTATCGCCGCCCTTGGCTGGGAGCTTATAAAACCCCCTTGGGAAAAAGCCTCGGGATGGTTTGATTCCACAGTTTGGCAACCTATCTCCAACACAGCGGAATGGGCATGGAATGGCATTCGTGATTTCGTCATCGATGCTTGTGATAGGATTTATGGTAAATGGGAGTCCGCTTCCGAGTGGTTCAATTCTTCCGTTTGGCAGCCGATTTCTCAAGCTGTCGAGCCTGTAAAGACAAGCATCACCAGCGCGTTTGACGAGGCACTTTCCTTTGTCAAGGGTATCTGGGACGGCGTTGCCTCGTGGTTTGAGGCGAATGTCATCAATCCCATCAAGGAGAAGTTTCAAGGTCTCATTGACCTCAAAAATAAGATTGCCGATGCGGGTTCGTCTGTCACAGGTCTTACGACGAGCAACGGCACTGGGCATAATGCCATCGGCACGTCGTATTGGGGTGGCGGCTGGACGGAGGTCAACGAGCACGGCGGCGAGATTATCGACCTGCCGCAGGGTTCGCGCGTCTATCCGCACGCGACGACAATGAAGATGCTCAAGGATGGTATGGGCGGCGGCACGTCCGCATCGACAGCGGCGCCGCAAGTCACCGTCACAGGCAACACTTTCACGGTGCGAGAGGAAGCGGATATCGACCGCATCGCTTATCGTCTGTATCAGCTGATGTTTAAGAGCCACGTCAATATGAATGGGGGGACGCTGGCATGAGCTTTCTGAGCCTATGGAATCGCGTCAATACGCTCGGCGGCTACCTCCTTGGGGGCGGAGGCGGCACAAAGCGGCAGGTCATATTATCGGCGGGCGAGGAAAAGTTCACGTTGCCCGTCACGCCGCGCACATACAAGGTGCAGACGGAGCAGAACAACGTCGTCGTTGACATCATCGACTTCGGCGAAGCGCAGCTTTTCGGCAATCCGAAGCTCAAGCGATTGTCGTTTTCCGCCTTCTTCCCGCATCCGAGGCACGATTATCCTTTTGTCGTTGGCGACAAAATTGCTCCGTCGGAATGCGTCGCGAAAATCGAGAAGTGGAAAGAAGCGAAGAAGCCTGTACGCGTGATTATTACGGAAAGCCCGTTTAACCTCATGATGGCGATCAAGTCCTTTGACTATCGCGAGCAGGACGGTTCGCGCGACATCTACTTTGATCTTGACCTCATCGAATGGAAAGACCTCAATACGCCGATGGCGAACAACGACAAGCAGATTGACGAGGAGACGGGGCTGAAGAGTCGCCCCGTGGAAAGTACGCCGCCGCGACCGAACTCCATTGAGCGCGCGCGTGACATCCTTGAAGCGAGCAAGAAAGCCTACGGCGATTTTAAGCAGTGGCGCACATTGGCGCGGGGCGGCAGCCCTCTCACCACGTTTGCTTTGAAGAACATGCGTGGCGCTATTGCCAAGAACCGCACGGAGTAGGAGGGATGGCATGAAAATCAAGATCGGGCAGAAAGACATCACGCACCTTCTGACCTCGTGCACATGGTCGGGATCGCGTCTCAACGTCGCACGGAAGCTCGAATACAGCTTCGTGCAGGACGACCGCGATGCGAATATCCCCGTCATCGACGTGGACAACGGCTACACTTGCTACGGTTACGACGACGCGGACAATCTCGTTTTTGAAGGCAATATCTACAGCATCGAGCGTGACAGGGCGAAGTCGTCGGTGAGCGTCACAGCCTTTGACCATCTCTATGTACTGGCAAAGAGTAAGACGACGCGCAAGTTTGACAACATCACGCCTGAGGACATCACGCGGCAGGTCTGCACCGAACTCGGCGTGTTGGTCGGCGACATCGCCGAGACAGGCACAGCGGTCTCCTTTATCGCCAATGCCAAGACGGGCTACCAGATCATCCAAGGCGCGTACACCGAGGCTGCGAAGGTGACGGAGAAGAAATACCACCCCATCATGAACGGCGCAAAGCTCGACGTGATCGAGAAGGGGACGCTCATCGAAGGGTACACGGCGGATTCTGCCGTCAACATGGAAGACAGTGTCTATAAGGAGAGCATCGAGAACCTCATCGACCAGATTCTTGTCGTTGATGAGGAAGGAAACCGCGTCGATTATGTACGAAACGATGAGCACATCAAAAAATACTCCATGTTTCAGGACGTCTACAAACAAGACCCGAACAAGGACACGCAGACGGAAGCCAAGGCGATGCTCAAGAAGCCAGAGCGGTCGGGACATATCACGGCGCTCGGCGACTACCGCGTGAAGTCGTCCTACTCCATCACGGTGAAGGACAGTCTCTTTAAGGGGCAGTTCTGGGTGAAGGCGGACACGCACACATTCACGGATGGAAAGCATGAGATGAAGCTCGAACTTGAGTTTGAAAATCTCATGAACGAGGAAAAGACGGAGAAGGAAGAGGAAAAGAATGAGAGGGGGAAGCGTCGTGGCAGCAGTGATTCCGAGCGCGGAGAACTCGATGAGCAAGATGCTGGCGATCCAGCATGACATCGCCGAGGAGCATACGCCGCTTTTGCCGAGCGTCGGGAAGGTCTTGACGCCGCCGCCCGCGCTCTCTGTCGCGTGGAACGACATCGTGCTCACGCCCGACAAACTCTATCTCAACGAGTATTGGCTGCCCGGGCATACGCGCCACATCGTCGGCGAGACGGACTTTCGCGGCGGCGGCAGCGGCGATCCTGCATACGAATCGCACAATCATCCGATTGACAATGACGAGACGTGGACGGACACCTTGAAGCCGGGCGACCTTGTGAGCGTTTACCCACAAGAGGGCGGGCAACTCTTCATCATCGAAAGCAAGTTGGTGAAATTATGAGCAGAGAGTTTCCATTCATCGGTTCTGCTCGTGATGCTACAGGGAATGCCCTGCCACTGTTCAAGGAGTATGCATGGGATTTCGAGCGCGACTGCTTTCTGTATGACGCGAACGGACGACATATCCTGCTGACGGGCAACGACGCCCTTGCAGTCTGGATTTACAAAGCGCTCAAGACAGAGCGCTTTTCTTATCTTGTCTATTCGTGGCAGTACGGCATCGAGCTGAAGCCTTTTATTGGCAAAGTCATGGGAGTCGAAGAGAGGTATTCTGAACTCAAGCGCGTCATCACGGAGTGCCTGATGGTCAATCCCTATATCAAGAGCATTGATTCGTACTCAAACGTGCCGGAAAATCGCGGAGAGCTGGTGCACGTCCGCATAACGCTCACGACAATCTACGGGGAGGTGACGCTTGATGTATAGAGCACGCGAACAGAAGGACATCCTGCGCGAAATGCAGGATTTGAGCAACACGCCTGCGAGCAAGATCGAGGGCACGTTTGAATATGATATGCTCGCCGCCAACTCGATTGAATTTGCCAAGGTAGAGGTCGAGCTTGAGGAAGCGTATCGGCAGAGCTTCGGGACGACAGCGACGGGAGAATACTTGACGATGCGAGCGGCTGAAGCTGGTATCGTTCGCAAGGAGGCCGTAAAGGCGCACGGTATCTTGACCGTGCGCGGACGCGGAGTCGTTCGCGAGGGCAGCCTCTTTGCCACGGAGGGCGGCATACGTTTTGCTGCTGTGGCAGATACGTCGGTCGTGTCCTCAGGTCAAGTCAAGGTGGAGGCGGTGGAAGCAGGCACAAGCGGCAACGTGCTTGCGGGGGCGGTGGTGAAAATCCCTTTTTCTATCCCCGGAATCAACGGCGTCACCAACGCAGAGGCGATGCGGGACGGATATGACGAAGAAGACGACGAGGCGCTGCGTACAAGGTATCTTGAACATGTGCGCTATCCCGGCGTGTCGGGAAACAAACGGCACTATATTGAATGGGCGACATCCGTTCCCGGCATTGGTGCCGCGGGATGTCTTCGCGCGTGGAATGGCCCGAACACAGTAAAGGTCATCGTCATCGACGCAGATTACAGCACGGCGAGTGAAGCGCTCATCCGAAAAGTTTATGACTATATCAGCGAACGCAATCCAATCAACGCCATCCTGACGGTCGTCTCAGCAGCAGTGAAGACCATCGATGTTGAGACGCGTGTCCGTGGGCAGCCGAATGAGGAAGAGTTCCGACGGGCGGTGCAAAAGTATTTCAAGCGCATCGCAAAGGCGGGTTTGGAACAAGGCTCCTATGTGAGCCTCGCCAAGATCGGCGCACTGCTTTTGCAAGGGAATAGCGTGCAGGATTATGAAGGACTCACGCTGAACGGCGCGGCGGTGAATGTGCCCTTGGCGAGTGCGGAACTGCCGCGCCTCGGAAGGGTGGTCTTGCATGGCTGACTTTCGGTTTTTGCGGCTGCACGAAGCGGATTTGCGGCGGTATCTGCCTAGGTTTTTGGCAGAGGATAAGGCTTTCCGAGATTTACTGAAAACGCACACGCAGGAACATGAGCGACAGCGCCTTTTCTTGCCCGAGTTTGCGAAACAGTTTTTCGTCGAGACTGTCTCATGGGGCTTGTCCTCATGGGAAGAGGTTTACGAAAGCAATCCGCCGCATGGGGCGGATACAGAATTTCGGCGCACTCTCGTCAAGTCAAAGATGCTCGGACGGCAGCCCGTTACGAAAGCCCGCCTTGAACAGCTTATCAATGCCTTTACGAAGAGGCATGATGCGTACGTCGAGGAGGACGTAGCGCCCGGCTGCTTCCAAATTCATTTTCCGTCGGTCATCTTGTGGCAGGAGCAGATGGAAGAAATGCTGGACGCGACCGTGCCCGCGCATCTCACATACAATCTGCATTTTGAGAAAGACAATGCGGATGCGACGATCCACTACGCTGCCGCCCCAACGCTTCACGCGACCTACGAGATTAACCCGATTGCAGCGCGTGATGCAGGCGCGGCGGCGAACCTCCATGCGGGCGGATTGCCGAGCGTATGCACAGAGTATGAAGTCTATCCTCTGTCGGTGCAGGGTGCTGCACTGTCGCCGCATGTCGTCATCGGGGCGACGATGGCGCTCCATCAAGCGCATGAGATCACGGAAAGGAGCTAATCATGGCAAACTGGCAAAGCGGGCAGCTCACAAAAGCGGGGCGTGACCTGCAAATCAAAGTAGAGGCGGGACAATGCAAGCTTGAACTGACGAAAATCAAGCTCGGCGACGGCACGGAGGACATCGGCGCGGTTGACGCCCTGACCGACCTCATCGGGCCGAAAGCCGTCTTTGGCATCAGCAGTGTCGTTGCAAAAGACGGCATGTGCACCGTGACGGGCGTCATCTCCTCGTCCAACGTCACGGCGGCGTTTTATGCAAGGGAGTGGGGGCTTTTTGCCAAAGACCCCGACAAGGGTGAAATCCTCTACATGATCTCGCTCGACCCGAATCCCGAGAGCATCCCGCCGAAGACCGCCGCCTTGAAACAAGCGGCGACGTACGCAATGAACATTGTCGTCTCCAATGCGACGCATATCGAGGTGCGCATCGACCCTGCGGGGCTGGTCAATGCCTCCATGCTCGCAAATGGTGCGGGACTCGTACAGCGCAGCACGCGCTACGAGATGGGCGACATCCTCTACGATACGCAGCTCACGCGGCACGACCTGCGCCTTGAGTGCGTGCAGGCGGGCACGACGGCGGCGACACTGCAAGACTTGAGCGGCGTACATCTCGGGGACAGCGTTACAGACGGTACTGTTATTTGGCGAGTCAAGCGACTCTACACCATCGACGGCGACATGTTTGAAATTGACACAGACGGCGGCATCATGCCGACGACAGAGCCGCACTACAGCGTCAACTATGAGCTGGATGAGGATGGCAACATCATGCCAAAGGCGATGTAAGAAAGGATTGGTGACACATGGCAACAAGAGGCATCGTCCCTCGCGCAAACGGAGAGGGATGTATCGGGACGGAAAAGAAACACTGGTCGGGAGGGCATTTTGATCGGCTGAATGTCGGTGGGAACGAAATTAAAGGTGCTGCTATTGTAGCATCGCGGGTCGGCGAATCTGGATCGAGTTTTTTCCGGATGGCCTCCGGTCTGACGGTCATGTGGGGGGATGAGTACAATACGACAACGACAAACGGGAAAATAACGTTCCCGATATCTTTTTCGAGCGATGCTTTTTCTGTCGCCGTCAATGCTGACGGTGGCACATCAAATACACGAACCATACACACAAAAAATATGACGAAAACCGGATTTGAGTATCAAAAGACCGACTTACAAACGGGCATCCGCTGGATTGCGGTCGGCGTATAAGGAGGCGGCGGAATGGAACAGGCAACGTATTTGTGCAAGTTCGACACGGAAGGAAATCGTGGAGAAACGCATACGACTGCAGGAATGTCGGATAAAGAAAAAGCGATTCGCATCAGCAATGGGTATGTAGAAATCCCTGAATCTGAGTGGTTGTACTACATAGGGGGGATGGGAAGAGGCGACAACGGCACGGGCTACATCCGCGACCCAAAGACGGGAAAGCCCGTTTCCGCGCCGCCCGTTTCCACCGTGGAGGAAGAGCCACAAGAGCCGCCCGTCGACCTCGAACGCCTCGCCGTCTACGAGGCTATGGCGGCGCAGGAGGAACGGCTTGCAGCACAGGCAGAGCGCATCACAGCGCTGGAAGCTGCACTCAAAGTGAAAGGAGGTGACAGCAAATGAAGAAATGGGCTTATATGATACCCATATACGCCTACCTCGTACGTCGTAAAACGTGGGCAATCAGCGAAGAGGACAAGCAGGAGGGGCAGAAGGTCGTCCCCGAGGTCTACCGTGACGACGTTGCCGCATACCTCGTCGAGCACGCGTAGGGTGCGCAAGAAAAAAGAGCCGCTGTAGTGATACGGCGGCTCTTGTGTTTGTGGGAATATCATGGGAAAGGAGACAAAGGAGCGTGGAGATTATGACGCAGGTGTTTCAGAAGCTGCAAGAGGCGTGGATTCTCAAGGTCTGCCTCTCGTGCGCGGTGACGGTCGCCATCCATGAGCACGCGCAAATATTCGCGGCATTTGTGGCGCTCGTCTTTGCAGACCTGTTTAGCAAGTGGCTGTCGCTCTCTCGTCAAAGACTGGTCGATCGCGGCGAGCAAAGCCCAAATCTCTGGCAAGAGCTTTGCGGCATCCGTGCAGCGAGGCATGACGGCTACATCCGCAGCGATGCCATGCGTACGCGCTTTGTGCATAAGATATTGAGCTATGTCGTCGTCGTAGCATCGGCCGTCGTGCTCGACTTTATGCTCACGCATTCGCACGCGCCCGCCTTTGCGACGACTGTTGTCATCGGCTATCTGGCGATCACCGAGTTTATATCGATCCTCGAAAATATGCAAAAATCGGGCGTCGAGGAAGCAGGAGCATTGGTCGACCTCATCCGCAAGCGCAGCGGCGTCGCGACTGACAAGAAGCAGGAAACTGAAAGGAGAAACGACAAATGAAAGTATTTTTGAACCCCGGACATGACCTCGTACACGACAGCGGTGCCGTCAATCCAGATACGGGATTGCGCGAGTGCGAAGTCGCAGCTGTCGTCGGTGATCTTGTCAAGAAGCATCTCGAAAATGCAGGCTGCGAGGTGCGTATGCTGCAAAGCGACAATCTCAACTGGGAGAGCACCTACGCCGATCGGCAGGACTGCTCCGTGTGCGACTGCGCCAACGAGTGGCCTGCTGACATCTTTGTG